TTGGTGACGGTGTCTGCGGGCGCAACATGGATGCCGTCGATGGCTGCGGCGCGGCTACCCTCGATCTGGACCGTCCGCACCGCCTTGGTCCCGAAGTCGAGCACGATATACTGGCGCCCGCCCGCTGCCATCGACGTGGTCTCGAAGGACACATAGCGGCCGTCCACGATCATGCGGTATCTGTAGACCGAGCTGCCCACCACCCGAAATGCAATTGCCGCTGCATCGGCGACAACGCCCACGCGCCATGAGCCCGCATCCTCGCCGTCAAGCACGTTGCCGCCGGTTTCCGCCATGGTCGCCACCGGAAACCGGCGAAAGTCGGTGAAGTAGGGCTTGTCGGCGCCGCCGTCGAAGCGCACGACGTCGCCCAGCGTGTCTGCCGCGTACCGGTAAGACCTGGTGAGCGTGTCATAAGGTGCGGCGGGCG